GGTGTTACGGTATTTGTTGGAGTTACCGTGTTTGTTGGGGTTAGGGTGTTAGTTGGAGTTAATGTGGGAGTAAGAGTGTTGGTTGGAGTAATAGTATTAGTGGGGGTTAAAGTATTTGTTGGAGTTACGGTATTAGTTGGAGTTAGTGTTGGTGTAATAGTATTTGTTGGTGTAAGGGTGTTAGTTGGCGTTAAAGTATTTGTTGGGGTTATCGTGTTAGTTGGAGTAACGGTATTTGTAGGTGTTACTGTATTTGTTGGTGTGATGGTAGGTGTAACGGTATTGGTTGGGGTAACAGTATTGGTTGGTGTAAGGGCACTGGTTGGGGTAACAGTAGGTGATAGTGTGACAGTCGGTGTCAATGTGGGTGTTTCTGTGACAGTTGGTGTTAATGTATTTGTTGGTGTAATAGTTTGAGTTGGAGTTAGAGTGTTTGTCGGTGTAACAGTATTGGTTGGAGTTAAAGTATTAGTAGGTGTAATTGTATTCGTGGGAGTTAAGGTATTAGTTGGTGTCAACGTGTTGGTGGGGGTTACCGTTGGTGTTATAGTGTTAGTAGGTGTTAATGTATTGGTTGGAGTAATTGTATTTGTTGGAGTAATAGTTGGAGTTGATGATGAGGATACTCCCGGTGTAATGGTATTGGTTGGCGTTACAGTTGGCGTTAACGTATTAGTTGGCGTTAAGGTGCTAGTTGGCGTAAGAGTGGGTGTTAAAGTATTTGTTGGTGTAACAGTTGGAGTAAAAGATGGGGTCACCGTGTGTGTAGGTGTAACGGTTGGTGTAGTTGTAGGGGTTGGTGATGGTCCTATACATGCAACCTCAGAATAACAAGTTTTATCTAAATTTGTAAAATAAACTGAATATGTTCCCAGATAATAATCGGTTTCATAATAATATGGCATCACAACCGTACCAATATTAATGGTTCCGCCTGAACAAGGATAGAAGGTGATTATTGCTGTTTCTCCACCATAATTTCCAGTATTAATCTTTATTATTGCCATTTAATTTTAAAAAAACTTCTTTTTCTTAAATATCCATAATCTAAGAACTTAATATGAAATTATAAACAAATTTGTAATTCATTTAAAGATTAATAAAAATATATTTTTTTAAAAAAATATTACGGAGTAGTTGTTGGGGTTGGAGTTGGAGTAGGAGTTAATGTATTAGTTGGCGTTGGTGTTGGGCTAGGTGTTATACATTCAAATGGAAAATCCTCTAACGATGAATCACTTGGTACACTTGGACACCATGTTGGGTCGGTATAATATTGACCTAAATTAAAATTAATATTTGGATGAACATTATATGTATGTCTCATTAATATTTGTTGGTTTGAATTTCCATCAAATACAACCACATTTTCAACATTTAAATCAACATTATTTTTTTTGAAATTTAAATTAAAATATAAATCAGAGTCACAATAATTTAAATCAACACTTATAACTTCTATTAATTCACCATATTGATTTATTAGATAATCCCCATGATTATACAATTCCTTTCCGTGTTTACAACATGGTTCAATAAAATTTTTTGGTTTTATTTGTAATTCTTCGGGGAATCTGTCATCAAAATGATAAATACTATTTGTTATTTGACCATAATCTTCAATTAATCTATTTGTGTAAACTCTTAATTCGGTATTTGGAAGAACTTCAAATATTTCATAATCACCGTTAGACGTTAATCCGGTTATTAAACTTCTTTTTATTGAAAATAAACATTCTTTATCTGTAACCTCCAATTTGGTATAAGTAAATGTAGATGAATATCCACTAACAATTGCGTTTTGTAAATTTTGATTTGTAAATCCACTACATGGTGTATAATCCGCTGATAAAATATATTCACCAACCAATAAATCACAAACACTTTTTTCAACAATTGTTCCTCCAGTTATATACGATTCGATGTTATATCTAGTTGTTGTATTATTAATGGTTGTTCCCGATGGCATCGTTAAAACGATAGAATCACATTTTAATCCATAATCAAAATTAGATTTATATTCCACTTTAGGTTGGATGGTATATCCCGTGTAATTGTCACAGTATGTTATTCCAGTTAACGTTGATATAGTGTCTCCGCTGGTTCCTTGATATCCTGAAATTTGAAAAATTTCATTGTGACTTTTACCACATGGGTCTTGCTCAACTTTTGCGGTTAATCCTTCAATTCTAAATTTAACTTCTTTGTTAGCTCCGTCAACAATATTAAAATCGATAATATCAGTATCGGTCACTCCTGTTATTTTAAAATTACAATCACTAACTTTTTCAATGTAAATGTCGGCATTTTGGTTGTATCCATTAACGCAGTTTGCATAAATATAAAACGACCAATCCGTTCCGTCCTGTACTCCGACTTTTGTTGTACCGATTATTTCAATATTTAAATCGGTACCTAATTGACAGTACTCAGGATTAACACAATAATAATTACCATTTGTAGTGACTTCAACACTAATTTTATCACTATTTTTTGTTATATTATATTGACTTTCAAATCTATAGTCAAAATAATCTTTTACTGAACAATCTCTTACACCATATTTTATTGATGAAAATTTTATTTTTTTCTTTCCATTAACATCTGTAAAAAATTCATATGTAATTAATGGTTTGTATTCCCATTCATAAGTTGACCCGCTTGTTGCTGCGGTGTATGGGGCATAATCTTCATAACCGGCAGTATAACCTGTAACAGATTTATTTACAACATTATCAATTAAATCAATAAGAGATTCAACCCATAAATCTTCAATCGTATTAACATCGGGGTCTAAATAATCTTTATAATCACAAATAAGTGGAAGTGTGGTGGTACTTCCACTTAAATCGGTACAACCTGTCTGTGGAAATGATGGGTAATTAAATAATTGAGCACTAACACCAGAATATGATGTTGACCCACTAACTGTTATTGTATTACCCGTAAAAATAGTTCCATCTATTTCTATAATCGGAAAAAAACTAACTCCCGTAACTGAAAGTAAATCTCTAAAATTATTTTTTTCACCAAGTAATGTTTCTAAATCTTGATTAATTATTGTTTCAAAATTAGGGTAAAGTTCTTCAATAAATTCTAATGGTTGGCAATCTAATCTATATTGATATTTTGGCCTACCTAAAACATTATTTTCAATTAGATTACCTCCCATCCAAAGTGTGGTTGATGGTATTATCTGTTCAAGCAATTGAACCCAATAAGGTGATATTCTATCCACAAATTCGTATGAATCTATAAAATGATATGAGGTAAATCCGGTTTGGTTAAAATAATCGTTATAAACGTCCTCAAGTTGTATATAATTCTTTTTATATTTAATTTTATGTGAATTAAATACGAGTTTATTTATGGCACTGTCTAAAAACTGAGCAAACGTTATACCTGTTTGTGGATGTAAAGTACTCGAACCAAATGAAAGTTCTAATTCTCTACCTTTCCTAAAAATGTCATAATCTACCGCTCTTGATGGGGAAATGTAAACCCCAATATTTTTTCTTTGTAAAATAAGTGAGGAATCGTCCTCCGTATGGTTACCTTTATTATTATCAATTGTTGGTGTTAGACCATAACCTGTATCTAATCCAGGTAAAGTTCTAAAAACATCAAAATAATTCTCACCATAGGTGTATGGTTTATTTTTTGTTTTAATAGTTTTGGTTCTACCTGTTAATATTGAATTTTCAACATCAAGTGTGGTCGTTGAACGATGGGATAATGTATTATCATACCAACCAGCACCGGAACCAAAAAAAATATTTTCAGTTGTATTAACAGCTCTTCTCGGTAACCCTGTTATTTCGTCAACGGGGTATCCTTCCCTATTGAAGGTTGTAACTGCACTGTATGTAACCTTATTGTAAGTGTACCCCGAGGTATCGAGCACACCATATGTGTATTTTTTTTCTCCAATTATTACATCATAAATGTCTTTTTGTAAATCAAAACTAGCAGGAATAGAGGTTACCTTATAAACGTATTCTTCAATTTTAACTAAAGGTTCGGGTGCTCCTAAGAATTTTAAAAAGAAATTGATAGATGACTTTGTACCTTTTGATTTAAAAATATAAGCCAAATTCACAAGAAGTCTTCTATAAAACTCATATTCCGCCTCAATTAGGTTATACCCGTTTGATATACCACCATAACTTGAGTTGAGTCTTGAATATAATATTTCATCTAATGATTTTTCATCAAATAGTGGTACACCGGAAAGTCCTAAATTTTCCGCTAAATTTTTTAATAAAATATCGGGTAAATTATTTATACCATCATAACTTACATTTCTCATGTAAGCAATATTATCTATGAATTTTTTTACACTATCAAAACTTTGACCGTACAATTGGAAAACGCTTTCTGCTTTTTTATCATCCGTATCAAAATCAAATAATTGAGGTGCAGCCAAAAACCTAACCATTAAATTAGATTTATAATCATCAATTTCATCTGAAATATCACTTAAATTACGAATATAACTTTCATAATCGATACCTGAAATTTGTATATTCCATCCATCACTTGTTACCGGCCAATTATATTGTACATTTACTAAGGTTGTTTTAGAATTGCTATCATTATCTCTTGGTACTTGGAAGTTTGATGAGTATATCGGATTAGTATCCCTATTCATTAATGATACTTCCAAATCATCCAAACCAACAAAAAATTCCTCAACTATACTATCATTTGGTCTAAATAAAAGATTTGAAGTATACGGTTGAACATTAAATAGTTTTCCTGAAACAACTAATTTAATTTGATTGTTTGAATCGGGCACCACATATTCTAAAATAGGATAGGATTCTCCGTCAACAATCACAACATAATTTGTATATGAATTGTAAAAATTTCTTATTTTATTTTCCGTTGCCGGTTTAATAACGCTATTTGGTTCATTAAAAACAATTTCAAATGGATTAAATATCTTACTTCTTTCTACATAAAATGTAGTTTTATTAAGACTTATATTATATGATACATTTAACGCACTATATATACTATCACCAATTGGTCTATTTACATCAACATAAAAACCAGCCGGAAATTTATTTATTATTTCAGTTATAGAAACTAAAATTCTACTTTTTAAAGAACCAAATAATGATTTATCGGCGTTTCTTTTATTTGTTTTGAATTTAATTGTGTCACTTCTTTTTGTTCCAACGGATGTTGATTTTGTGGTGGTCGGTGCGTTTTTTTCTTCTTTTATCGTGTCTAATGTTAAAAATTCTGAAAACGGATTTGTTTTGAAAGTTTTAGCATCTTTTTCTGGAATTACTTTATCGAGCTCAAAGACAGTATTTGTTAATGCAGATGTTCCATCGGTAATTTGCCTACCGACTAAAAAATCATTAAAGGTTTCCGCTCCGCTAGCCGCTTGACTAGGTACTTTCTTTCTAACTGCCATTATTGTGTGATAGTGTCAAAGTTTAAGGTCTCATCAATATTTGTTCTCTCTTCACGAACTTCATATAACGTTTCGTTAAATTCGTCCTTAACTTCATAAAGATTATATTGTCTATAGATGTTATTATTATTATCGTATATAGTGTAAACACCCTTAGAAACTGCCTTACTTTGATTACCATACAATGCGTGAGCAAGTGTTGAAGCATCATGTTCAACCATTTCAATCTCAACTGTTGTTGGATTGAAGTATGTATTGGTTAAAATAATCTTTTGTGATGGTGTTCCGATAAAAGGAATTGTATTTGGTTTATTTGTTGGGGCGGAAGATGGTGTAACGGTCAAGAACATTAAATTTGTTACCTGTTCACTATATTGATATCTTATTGATTTTTGTGATGTGCTTGTTAAATTTGAAACAATCGGAGAACAGTAAAAAGATGATGTTACAATTCTATAAAAATTTGAAATTTTCTTATTATCGGATGAATTTATATATTCAATTCTATACCCAACCAATCCTTGCGTAGTAAATTTATTTCTATCTGTTGATGGAACATTACTAAGGTCAATAATTAAACCTCTAACTGATGGTAAAGACGCTAAAATACCACAATCTGTTATTGTTGTTCTTATTTGTTTTGGTCTAACATGAAGTGTATATATACCTAAATTTGAAAAATCTGTCGAAGATAATTTTAAATTATATAATCCACCTAAAATTTCATTATTTGGTGCTGAGGTGTCATTAGTTGTGTCCGAATTGTGAAAAACGGGTGTTAGTACATCGGGAGATGACAATCTCTTCAATGTAGCTTGAGATGTACTGTTCCTGTTAAGAACGTAGTGATAGTAAATCTCAACGTCATCTGGTGACACATCCGCTGGTCTTATTATTCCGTATGATGAAATGGACATATTTTTTTTCTTTTTTAATAAATATAATTTTTATTGTTTTCGGACATTAAAATATCCATTTCCGTAAATATTAAGTTCACCTGTATTATCCAATTCGGATAATCGTAAACTTTTTTCTAAAACTCCTTGTTTTCCTCTATCAACAAAAATGTCAGAATAGATTACAGGTTCGTCAATAAATCCAAGAAAATGTTCATTTCTTGTTATCATGGTATTAAACACCTCCTCTTTAGTATAACCTGAAGTTGTTCCTGTAATTGTTGTGATTCCATCTTCAAAATCTTGATAGTATAATCCATCAATAGTATACCCACTGTATGAAGAACCATCAATTGTTACTCCCGATGTCACTCCACTATATGTATTTGAACCGTATAGTTTTTTCTCGTCAATTCTACTTTTTGAAATTGCAGCATAACTGAATGTTGTATATCCTGTGTTGTTAGTATATTCTAAATTATTTAAATAATTAACACTCATACCTGTTATTGTTGTATACGGTATTGTAAATCCTGAAAATGTTCCGAGTGGATTTGTTACGGTAGTATTTGAAGGTACTTTAATTAATTTTTTAGTTGCAAATTTAGTCCATGGAGTGTCAATTGAAATTGATAACGTATATCCTGAAGATGTTGAGTATACTTTATTAGCCGAAAGTATGTCTGTGGTTAAAATACTGGTGGTGTTATCACCCCAATCTACAGTAAAGTCAATATCATGTATTTCAGATACTTTACTTGTATCAATTGTATTATAAACAGTTACCGTATTTCCTGATTGGGTATATGAGAAGTTACAGATTTGTTCAACTTGTTCAAGTTCACCACTAAATCCAACCATAACTCCCATTTCATCAACTTTAGATTCTAAGAATATTGGTAAATAATGGTCACCATACGCCTCTGGTTGGGTTATTAATTCCCAACTAAATAATTCTATAGTTATGTCACATCCTGTATCTCCATACGATGACGTTGATATTGTTGACCCTGTCCAAATATAGTATCCAATAGGTACACTACTTGATACATTATAGATTACTTCACCATCAGGTGGTGGTAAAGTTTCCGAATCTGACCATGGGATTAAATTACCAAAAGAATCATACCAATACGGACTTGTTAACGAATATAATTTTATATTCGGAATACTTCTTCTTAAAATTTGATATATGTTATCTCCCTTTGGGTTCATTTATTTTATTCTTTGGTAAAATCTTATTGGTGAACCTGTCTTTCCAATTATAGCACCTTGTGAGCCATAAAAATTAAAAACTTGATATGAATAATCGGTTCGGTTAATTATTACTTTATAATATAAATGATTTTCTTCAATTATTGAAGTTGACGGTGGAAGACTTTGATTTACAAAATCAATAACAGAACCATCTTTCGCATTATAAAATTTTGCTGTCATATAAAATGTATTACCCGTAATATTTGTCCCTTCAAATGGGGAATCATCTTCAAACCAAAAAAAATACATATTTTCTGTATTTCTATAGTTTGAACCTGTAAAAACGGGAAAATGTATAAATTCATTTAATGGTGATGTTCCTCCCGTATAAAATATTTTTTCACCTAATGGTAATGATAAATTTTTTGCAAACACCATTCTTCTATTTGTTTGGTTTGGAGCATCCCCGTTTGGTGTTTTATAAAACTCTAATCTAAAAAAACTTTCGGTAGATTGTTTTAACATTTTATAGTTTTCTATTAATGTTAATCCAGTTGCCTCATAATTTTGAGTGTACGTTCCTCCGCTATTCAAAAAATAAAAATAAAACCATATATCTGTTTGGTAAATATTACTTGTTGTACTTGTATATGGTTCGTGAACATATCTAACGGTTTCATAGTTTTGCGCCCCATTAAGAATATTATAAAGTATTTCATTATCCATTTTTTCTGCATCATCGCTCCACCCCAAATCAGTTTTAAAATCCTGAGTTTGTGTTAATAATATACTTTGATTATTATTTTTATTTCTTAAAATTTCCATTAACAATTAAATTTATTAATTTTTTTAATACCATTATTTTTATTTTCGTACATTCTCTCATTACGCAAATAAAAATTTATATCATTTTTTACATAATGAATATTATTCATAAATGGAAAATTAGTCCCAAAACCATCTGGGTCAATAAATCCATGGTCGTATAAATCATGCCATTTCCACAATTTTTCATCTTCAAAATATTTTGCGTTTTGCGGTAAACCATAAACTTCACTTGTGTTTGATGTTTCAACATAAGGTGAAAGTTGTCTAAGTTTTATTCTATAATGCGGTTGGTAAAATAATCCAGTTTTATTTGTGGAAGTTGCTCCCGAATAATAATTACTATCAGTTTGGTGGTAATCAAAAACATTTGTTGGATTTGAGAACTTATGGAAAGTTTCACTAATAACTCTTTCTTTTAATTCTGATTTATTATATTCAATAAAAGCACCATTTAATATTGTACCTAAAGGTAATTCAGTTCCTCCCGTAAAAGTAAAAGTACCACCACTTACCGTCCTTGTAAATGTTGTTGTTGGAATTGTTGTCTCAATTGAAGACGACCCATCAAATTGTTCATCAATCCATGAATTGTGAAAATTAAATTTAAATCCAACTTTTGGAGGATAATCAAAATAACCATTTCCATTTATAAAAACAACCGTAACATAAACTTCAGTTGGTAAATAACCTAAATTATTTGTTAGTCCACTTAATGCAAATGCGTTTTTAAAGTCATATATTAATGACTCCATTCTATTTCTCTCAACTAAATAATCGTTAACACCCGCACTATTTTCCAATAAAAGTTTTTTTTCATTTTCCCATATTGGAGATTCAAAACCAACTTTATCCAGTATATAATCCTTTTCTTGGGTTAATGTTTTATGTTTATGAACATAGTACGTTGATGTTGTTGCTGTAATACTATTTTTATTAATACATCTTTTACCTAAAATAACCGTAGATAAAGTTGTTCCTGAAGGTATTTCAGATTTATTAATATCTAAAACATATTTTTCTGAATTATATGTTGAGTCACCAACACTAACAACTAAAAACGTCCTACCTGAAACGGGAACCGTATTATCTAATGTGCCACCGGATATTGTAATATATTCACCGTCACTTATCCCATGTTCAACAGGACAGATAAGTGTGTATGTTGAACCGTTATCCGTAACTCTAAAAGGAATCCCGTCACCAGATAAAAAACTATAAACAGTATTACCACTTAATGTATATTTTATTGGAAATTGTGTGTCTCCTGAGTAAATGTAACTTAAATAAATGTTCCAATTATGATATGGCGCCTCAATAGAAGATATTGATTGGTGTGGATTTGTTCCTGTTAATTGTATATTAGGTGTATAAAAATCAAGTTCTGATGTTCCACTTGTGATTAAGTTAACTTCTCTATAAACATCTTTTCTTAAAAATGCAAATTCATCATATGGTAAGAACCCAACAAAAAAACTACCTGAGTATCCAGGCGGTGCCTCTGTTCCATCACCAACCAAATAAAGTCTTTCTCTTAGGGTATCGTAATTTGTTTCACCACTATACATATTTCTAAAAACCATTTTTAATTTACCATGGATTTTATAATTAGGACTTTCGTTTCTTTCTTTTGCAAAAAGGATACTATTATCTAATATAATTGTTCTGTCTCCCTCCCTTAAAAGGTTTTGACTTTCGTCTAATCCTAAACGAATGTTTAAATCTTCATCAGGTGAACCGAAGAATTTTTTAGGTGGTAATATGATTCTTTTCTTTTCCATTATTCAGCAGATGGGAACGCACCTTTTGGTCCGAATCTTTCAATAAATTTATCAACCGCAGTTTTTCCCGGTCTCAATCCAAAATAAAATAAGAATGGTGTAGATAATATTTGTTTATTACCAGTGTAGTTATTTTCGGTTGGTTTAATAATGTATGTAACCCCCGATAACGTCCATGGGGTCGAACTCCATCCACCAGCATTTCCTACTCTAGTCCAAAGAGTACCAGATGTTGGTTGATAAAATGGTGGGTTTGTCGTTGCTCCTGTTGATGTTGCGTAAAGATATGTAAATCCTTCGTATTCATTATTGTAACTTGTATGGTTATCAACAAAAAAATCTTCCTCATCAAAACTACCTTCATTTAAATCGGGTCCATCAAATGTTCGTCCCGTATAACTTTTTGTCATTGGGAAAAGGACATAATTATATGTGGTGTCTGTAAATCCACTAAACTTATAATTGTGTGTCATTCCTTGTAAATTATTTTTAATGACAGTACTAAAATCCCAAAATTGATTTACACTATTACCAAATCCAGTTCCTCCTTTTTCCCAATAGAAAAAAGGTATTGGTTGAGATGATTCTGTTAATCTACCGGGTTCATTTAAACAAACTCTAATTCTAAATCCATCTTGACCCAATGCAAAATTAATTGGTAACGGTCCAAAATTTTCCGATAAATCATCAGATTTAAAAAGGTCAGGATAATTATCGGGGTCAACGATTAATGGAGAATAAGCACCATAATGTCTATCCTGTAAACTAAATTCTTGAATTCCTGATTCATTATTAATAGAAACTAATTGAAGAATATCACCATTTAAAATTAAACTATTACTAGTATTTGTGGGTAGAGTAATAATAGTTCCTGTTGTTTGATTTTTAAAGAAATCTTTATAACCATAACTAAGGTTTGTATCCATTCTGTAGTTAATATAAAGACCCAATATCTCTTTAAAGCTTTGAAAAGACGTTGACCCAACACTTCTAACAACGGAACAATTAGGGTCTAATGATGGGTCAACACAAATTTCTTTAATAAATTCATCTCTCGGACCTAAATCAACAACAGTAGTTGGATGATTTAGTGTTGTAATTTCATTACTTGATAATTCAGTTAATAAAAAATTACTACCGTCAAACGGTGTTGACCTATAATAAAATCGTTTTACGGCGGTTTTTGTTGTTTCTTCTTGTACTTTAAAATGTAAAAGATTTTCACAATATCTAGTACCTCTATAATTTAAAACTAATGACTTCTCATTATTCCATCTAACTTTTGATTTAAATGGAAACATATATAATGAACCCGTTAACCAATTATCGGCAAATGAATAATTACTTATTCCCTCACAGAATAGTTTACCTACTAATTTTCTTCTACAATATTCTTTAATTGCATCTATATTACTACCCCAATTTTTGGAGTCGGCCGCGGGTATAATTGTGTAAATACCAAATCTAAATTCCGAAAAACCACTTTTTGTGTTAAGAGTTGATTGACAAGTATTACATGGATTTGAATTGGACATATCGTTGACAATAACTTGACCAACTGGAAATGTTCCAGCATATGACATACAATCTGTTCCTACATGTGCAATTAATCCACTATATGGTACGGTAGTACCTGTTGCACAATATGTTTGTTTAACAATATCTTCATTATAAACTGTGTTATATCCTTTACATCCTTCAGGTAACCCACTTGTGTCTAAACCCGTTCCTGTGGTTGACCCTGTTAATGGTAAATTATAACTATAAATATCATACGTTATTCCTGACCAAACATAATCTACAGGGCTTGTACCCCCACTATACCAATATTCTACTAAATTTGGACTATTGGTGTCTATATGTGTATAACCACTTGGTCCACAGGTATAAGTAGAAATGATTAATTGTCTACTATTATTAATGGAAAGTCCAGATAAAAGTGCAATATCTGATGATGATGCAAAACTATATGGAAGATATCCCGTTAATTTAATATAATAAACCTGTGGTGATTGGTATGAAAAATTATCAAGAATAGTCGATAAACTTTGTGGATATGCCCCTCCTGGTGTATATGATGCTAAACCACCATCAAGATATATTTCTCTTTCTCCACTGTCATTATCACATGTATTTGGATAGACCGTAGCGTTAGTTGAGGTACAAACTCCAATATTACTTGCGATACCATTTCCACCCGTTGTTCCTACCCCACCCGTTCCTTGTCTAACACAAACATATGTCATGAGGTCAGCAATATTAAGCGTTACCGTTGTTAAGACATTTGTGCTACAATTATAATAATCAAACTGAGTAGTACCAATTGTTGGTGGAATTAAAACATAATAACTACATTGTAATGTTAATGTTAATTTATCTCTAACGGCAATACCTCCACCAACTCTGTTATATAATAAAGCTGGGTCACTAATAATTTCGGGTATTGGTGACGTATCTAAAACTTCGTCACATGATTCACATTCCGGATATGTTACAATACTTAGCTGAACCCTACCCATTCTTTGTAAAGGTTCGATTACCGACCTATCCAAAAAGTCAAATGGTTCCCAATCCCATCTAAGACCAAGAAATTTAATATGAATTTTAAAATTTTTATATAACCAATTAAACGGATATATTATAATTTGTATTGCGGCAATAAATGCAGTATATATCACTCTTTCAAAAGCATTTATTATAATTGCCAATAAAATTGCAAATGAGAATTTTCTAAATGCAAAATTTGTTGGTGGTGTTAATACGCTACTTTCACAATCTTCATCTTCTTTAGGTGAAATTTCTTTTATCCCTAAAAAATTATCCCTACCAATAGATGAACCTCCACCATATTGTCCACCCATATATGACGATACACCATATACTTTATTGTATGTAAATCTAAAAAAATAATCTTCCGGATAATAACTACCAAAAACATTATTAAAAATAACAGGACTTGATGTTGTACTTATTGCACTTGATGGATAGTCAGTCCAATCTGTTGAGAATGCGTATGATTTATCGATATCATTAGTGTACTCTCTAATGTTTGGTACTAAGTAACTGGCAACGGTTCTTACCCTACTCAATGTTTCATTTTTACCTGATATTCTAAATCTATAACAAGATGACGTAGGGATACCTTTATTTGGGTCGTTTGTGATTTCATTTTCCCCAAATTCATTTGTAAACACATAATCCATATTCATCGGTAATGGTAACACAAACGAACCAGATTCATCGACATCTTCCTGAATTTCAAAATTTTCTAATATAGGTCTATGATTTTCATCTTTATTTGTTGTAAACCTAATAATTTCAATAACCGCAGGGTATGTTGTTAGGTCGCATTTTCTACCCATGTCTCCTCTAGGTCTACATACTTTATTAACTGTATTTTTACCTTGGTCAGAATATATTGAGCCTAAGAAATATGCTTTAGGTTCCACTTTTACACCTTTACTTGAAAGGTCAAAATCTGTTCTTGTTATACCAATCTCACATAAATCTTCATTACCCCAAAAAGGATAAACCTCAATGTTCTTATCAAATGAAATTATCTGAGGTAATGTATCAATATCATTCGATGATTTGTATGTATATGAATTTTTAAAATTATCTACACCTTTACCTTGTCTAATAAAATCATCAGGTCTTAATGAAAAACATCCAATATCTGATAAATCCACATCAACGTGTATTGTTTGTTGTCCAATTGGTACTCCCCAAATCATGAAGTCTCCAGCATCGTTTGTTTTTACTGTAAATTTAAAATATTTCTCATAAACCTCAAGAACTTCTTCTCTTGTTAATATATCTATTTGGTCAGGAAATGTTCCTGTTGGAGTGTGTCCACCATGTTGTTGTCTACTTGGTAGTAGATTATATCTGTATCCCGCCTCGTCTTTATCGCCAACCTGAGAAAATGGATAAAATGTTGATATAACTGGGTCATTTAAGTCTTCTTCCGATACTGGTATAAAAATAGATACTTTAGCATTCGGAACACCAAATCCGTTATTTACCGAGATTCTACCACAAACAACACCATAATCAGAACACATAGATGTGTATAAGTCGGTTTGTGTGAATTTTAATGATAGGATTTCTAAAAGGTCGTAATCTTGTTTTATCTCAACAACGACTTTTTGGTCTTTACCTATATCTGTAGAAATTCTATGTTTTTGCATTCTTTATTATTGTCTCTATATAAATAGAAAATTATCTGTTTTCTATATAATAAGTAAAAAATAAATTAGAATGTAGTTGTTCCTAAAGTTTTTACCCTAATTTTTACATCTATATTAGGGAATCTGATTTGAAATATTTGATTTGATTTCATATAAATAGTACTATCGTATTGTTGGATTTCTTTTGTTACGGAATCAGAATAAGATTGAGCAACTTCAGCGGACGAATATTCTCCACCTATTTTGTTAAATACTCTAATGTCGATTACGTTGACTACTCCCGTTACCCCACCAATGATTCTATATAAATCACCGATAAGTAATGGGTCACCCATCTTTCTCTTATCAATTGAAAAATAACTTATAATATCCTCAACCGAAGTTTTAACAATCTCGGTTTGGTTACCGTTTTTGTCAATTACCAAGTCGACTTCCATTCCCATATCAATAACTTCACCGCTTTGAATTTCAAGGAAATCATTTACCATTCTATATTCTGAAAGATAATCTAAAATATTATTTTTTAAAGTTGTGGACACTGAGTCGGTTAAATTACCATTTTGGTCATAAGATAATAGTTTTATTTTTATCTTATTATCTTCTTCCATAACATTAACCTTTGCCGGTGCTCCAAACGTTGACGGCATCGTTTCTATTAATGATTTATAATCATTTAATGTAACCGCTCTATTTTGTGCTGCAAAGTTATAAGCCACCATATTTCGTATTTCTTCAATAGAAGGTTGGTCGGCCCCACCAATTGCCGGTGTCACATTTGTCACAATTAATGATTGTGAAACTTGGGAATTTATTGATGAATTTGGTCCTAAAATATTAAAATCAACATTATCGACACTAGTGATAACATCTACACCTAAATTGGTATCTTTTCCGCCACCCACTCTATATTTTATAAACAATGTTGTATTTGGTTTTGGTAATCCACCTAATGAAAGATTGTTCAGATAACTACCAAGGCTTACTTTCATATTTCCAGTAATGTAATTATCCATATTATCTAATGGATTTACATTACCCGAACCAAATGTCAATGAGAAATAATTTTCGGGCGTATATTCAGTTACAAATTTATTTGTAACATTAATATATGTTCCTGATTTAAGATTGTCCTTATCTGATGATGATGTTGGGTCGGGTACAAATATTTTATCTTGTATTAAAGATTTTACTTCGTACCATTTATTTGTTGTTGAGCTTAAAAATTCAGATTCGCTTGGGTTATTTAAAAAACTAGTTCCGTCTTTGTGTATTACCCCAGTAATTCCTAATACATTTTGTTCAGGTAAAAAAATTTTTAAAAATGGTTTTTGGTCTACTTCGGTTATTACTTTTCTAAAAATCCTTGCAACACCATTTACAACCGCTTCTCTTTTAACTATTGAATATGAAATTAACCTATTGTTACCATCAAAATTTGGAATTTTTAATCTATTTGGTTCTCCTCTTTTGTTAAATGGGTTTGAAAAATCAATATCATCAATTGTTTCAAAAGCTTGTCCACCTCCCGATACTTGTGCTCCAGATTTTATTACTCCCAAATATCTCTCATCTTCTTTATCTCCTCTAACGGGTACATTAATTGTGAAATCACATAATGCAACTGACGGTCTGTTTCCGGGTAATCTAATACCGTATGTTTTTGCAATGTGAAAAAGAGATTGTCTTTGTTGAGCAAAATCTAACATTGTTTCTTGCCAAACCCTATCAATATGAAAATGTAAGTTATCAGCAACCGCTGCGTTTAAATCTAAAAGAACTGAATAGATTGATGCGTCATTCGTATTTTTAACTAAATCCGGATAATATTGTTTAGTTAAATTTACCAACTCTTGTCTTAGCCCCGCGAAGTCTCTAGTCGCATATGATATTTTCTTACTCATGTTATATATTAATAATTATAAAATCAGACGAAGTGAATGGTTCGTTATTTATATCGTAATCTATTCTTACTTTAGCGGTATAAGGTTTTGTGGAATAACTTGAAACTCTAAATAATCTTGAGTCCTCATCTTCACTCACACTAACAGACTCGTCTGGGTCTTGGTCAGCCGCAGTAACAGTGATTGATTTAATTTCTAAATTTGGAATAAACTTTCTAACCGATGTTCTTATTTCGTCTTCTATTTGGTTAAACGTAATTTGGTCATTTGGTTCAAATATAAATTCATATAATCTCGTACCAAAATCGGGTAAATAATATCTACTACCCTTTCTAGTTAGAATGAGATGTATTAAATTAGCCCTAATCTCCCTTTCGGGTATTTCCGTCATATTAAAAAAATCTCCCTTGGGGCTTTGTCTGAATGGAAAATCTATACCGTATGATGCCATACCAATAAATATAAACAAAGATAAAATAGTAATAAATAAGAAAAAGCGGTCGGCCGCGAACCATTAAGGGAGCCACCCAATTTCTTTTTATAAGGACAATGTCTACATCCCGAATTACAACAAAACCCTCGTTTTAAGTGAAACTCCTCAGTAAAAACATATTTACCGTCCTCTATATAAAAATCAGAAGGGGAAAGTTTTCGACCATCCCCTTCATAATTATTTTTATTTTTTTCGTTATTTAATTTCACATCCGCCAGATGAACAAGCCAACTCACCACTTAAATCTGTGTTGTCTTGATGTTCAATAACTTTACTTAAATCAATTGAATGAAGTTTTGAATACAAATTATCATATTCTTCTTTAGTACAATCAGTAAAAGGTGCTTGAATGTAACTTCCATTATCATACGGAAGTACCGATAGTCCATTATAGAAATCTCTATTATCCCACATCCACTCACCAGCTAATTCCCAATCTTCAGGTTTCAAACTAATTGTGGCAGACACATTGTGCATATTTGAACCAGTTCTGTGACCGGGTTTAATCCATTCTTGAGTAATTCTCTTAACTCTTTCTAATAGTTGGAATGGACTTTCTGTTCTTAATATTGAACCTTCCGGTGCCTTTTGTGGAACAGAAATAACCGCAGTATCGTGTGGTCGGAAGAATTCATCTTCAACCAATTCAGGGTGGTTATTTAAAAAGAAACCATATATCGACTCATTCTTTCCAACACGAATTCTACGAATGTAATAATCATTGTGCCAAGCGTGAATTCCTGATGATGTTCCTAACGTTAATGAAGTTGTTCCCGCTGGTTTAACGGTTGTCATTCGAGCTGATTTATTGATACCAATAAGTTCCGCAACTCTTGTATTTTCTTCTTTTACCGCCTTTGCAGCTTCTTTCATGTTATAACCTAAAACCACACCTGAACCAATACCTGTCATAGATACACCAATTAACGCATCTTTTTCAGTTGTTCTTTTCCAAACATCTCTTAAATAATGGAAATCTGTATAACCCGCCTGTAATGTTCCAATGAACGCCGCAGCTTTAACACGAGCATTTAGGTCTTCTTGTGATTCAATGTCAGATACGTTAACCTCACATAAATTACAGAATTGATTTGGTCTTAATGCAATTTCACAACATGGATTTGTTCCCCAATCTTTATCGTTTGTAAAGTAGATACCAGGCTCACCTGCTCCTGAAGCTTCAACACGTTTCCATAAATCTAAGAAAAATTCTTTCGTAATCTTATGTCTAACAAGTGCCGCTGAGTTGTTCGCTCTACCTCTTTGTGGATTTTGTTCCCACCATGAACCTGATTTACAAGAAATCATTTCGTTGTCATCAGCACTAAATAATGAGATAAGTGCTGCTCTACGGATACCACCAGCTAACACAGCGTCTGCAATATGACAAACCATATCATGAACTTCAATTGGGGTTAATCTGTCACCATCTTCTTTTGCACTTAACATACCTTGTAGTTTGTGAAGACAATCTTTTAATGGTTGAGGTCCTGGTGCTTTACCACCTGATGTTACAAGTTGAGCACCTTTTGGTCTAATATCCGAAAAATCAAATTCAGGAGTTGATACTTGTTCTCCAAAGTATGATTTAAATAATACTTTAATTGCATCCGCCCATCCTTCGATTGAATCTCCAATTAAAAATCTTCTGGTTCTGTTTGGATTTGGTTTTCTAATCTCGGGTAATTTTTCAACGTGGTGTTTTTGTACCGAATACCCAACACCCGTTCCACCTAACAATAAAAACATTGCTTCAGAAAACGCATCTAAATGGTCTATTGGTGTGTAGGCACAGTTATAAATTCTATTTGGTGAAATCTCAATTGGTTTACCTCCAAATTGCATCGACCTCATTGATGGTAAAACTTTTTTGTTATAAACATATTGATAAACATCTTTAATTTCCTTTTTTAATTTAGGGAATTTTTTAATGTGCATATTCATGTTTCTTGTTACCAATTCATCCCATGTTTCTCTTCTCTGTAATTCGGGAACGTATTTAGCGTACTTCATGTATACTGTTAAATCCGATAATATTTTTTGTGATTCGTCCATACTAATTAATTATATTCTTGTTTTGTTTTTTTATTTTACTTTGTTATTAATTTTCACGATTCAAGACCTTTTGTCTTTTCATAAATGCATCTTTAGCTCGTGTAGCGTTGTCTTTTTGAACATCTTCTTTATGTCCTAATAATGTACTTTGAGATTCGGTATTAATAATTAAATATCTATTATCAAATGTACAGTTTTGCCAAATCACACCATCTTGACCAATTCTAGACTTTAATAAAGTCATAGTTGCCAAATTATGTTCTTTTTGTTCTAATGTTTTACCAACTGATAAAACAACGTGACCAATTTGAGCCTTCTTGATTGAACCACCCATTTGGTCGGTGGTAACAACTTCCGATGATATCGAATCTCTGTTACCTTGGGTTGCTGTCCATATTGCGATGTCGAATTCACTTGTCATCGATTCAAGACTTCTCATAATTGAACCTTCACCTTTCCACTCTTCACCGTTTACTGACCTTTCTGGTGTTATACAATCAACATAGTCAATAACTAAAAGGTCAATCTTTTTACCATCAGAAATGTGTTTTCTGATTCTTGTTTTAATTTCCGAAATAGTAACGGAATCACTTGGTAATTTAACAATACTTAATGAACCGGTACACCTCGCTCTAACCTCTTCAACTTTTTGTTTTACCTCATCTTTGTTGTTTGGTTGTTCATCTGGTTCAATACCTGTCCAAATTGTAAAGTGTTTCCTTTTAATGTTTGATGGATTGTCTTCAAAAAATATTTGAACTACATTGAAATCGTAGTTATAGGCGGTGTTTGAAAAAAGTGTTAATAGTGTTGTTTTACCTGTACCTGTTGGTGCTAAAACCACTCCTAATTCACCTCTACCTAATCCTCCTTTTAACATAGCGTCCAACCCATCAATTCCGGTTGGGATTGGGTGTCTATTATCCTTCTCTAATGCCTCATCAATATTATGAAATACATCCATAGATTCTTCGGGTGGTAATCCAACTTGCATTGCTTTCTGAATGATACCTTCAATGGTACTATATTCTTGAAATGAGCCGTTGTCAATAATCTGATTTACCCTTTTTAACTCCTTTTTTAAATTTTGTTGTTTACAAAAATTTAACGCCTCATCTTTTACTAATGAGAAATCTTGGGTGTTTTCCTTAATACCCAAGATTGTGTCTAAATGTATTCTAGCATTTTCTTGACTTTTTAACTCTAACACAATTTGTTGTGACAGAGTGTCATAGTTAGGTATTTTACTATATTTGGTAAAATGTTCCTTAATATTTTGAATAATAAATCTAAAGGAATTGTTATCAAAGTACTTACTATCGATTACATCAATTATCTGTTCCCCATATTTTTTGTCTTCAATAATCGCTCTTATCAGTGCCTGTTGGAATGATGCTCCGAGAAATCCAAAGTTCTTTTCTGTCATAATTAGTTTTTTTTATAATTTGTAATTTAAATATGTTGTTTCTAGTTCCTCCGATGATAAAATATAAGTTAAGTCCGATAGATATCTCCTCAGGCTTGGGCGAATGTCTACCGTGTATCTAACTTTTGGGTGAAAGATACTCGAGGAAAACATCCTTTGAATAAATACATTATCTTCTATTTTTATCACCAATAAAAAAAATTCTTTCTCATCTACTTCAATGGATTCTGCACCCCTCAAACCGTAAAAATAATCTTGATTTTCAGTTAAATAATCCATAGTTTTTGTTTTCAAATCATATGAGATTTCTTCACAAATATCTTTTATATATTCATGTAAATCCATCGACCTTCTAGATTTAGGATTATGGTCTCTTACATTAAAGAATCTTTGGCAAACTATATTTTTGCCCAAAGTTAATATAAATTCGAATTTGGTTACTTCTTGATTAGTCATTGTTTTTTATTTTTATTAATTTTTTATTTTTTTCTTTTCTTGTTAATCTTAAAAATGGGTTTAGGAAATTAATCCAAGAATCATCAGATTTTGGTAATAAAAGGAATATCCCATCCTCCATCATCATCTTCATTGTATTCTTATAAGAACGTCCTTCCGGGTCCATTATATCAGTCATAAGCGAATTTATTGAGACTATTGACTCTTCAGTAAGAAAAGGTTCATCAAGACTTACTATACGTTTATTTACGTTGTAAAACTCCTCTCCCAATACTCCGTGTTTAGTGACACCTGTTATTAAGTTTTTTATTAGATTGTTATCTCTATCTTGTTCAAACAAGATATTGAATTTATCTTTAAGATTTTCAAGTGTTAATGGTTGTGTTTTTATTTCAGGTACAAGTGCAATTAATCTCCTAACACCTAAACTTTTAATGCCGGCAATATTATCTGATGGGTCTCCACACATCATCTTAACAAGTTTAATGTTTTGTATGAGAATTTCTTCGTGGTCATAAACAAACATATCATTTAAATTATATATTCTATTATGTGAAGGGTTTAGTAATTGTGTTCGTTCAGAAACAAGTTGGGTTAGGTCTCCGTCGGATGAATAAATTATTATATTTTCATTCGATTTTTGGGTATAATGTGCTATACAGTCATCACTTTCACAAAAATCATATTCACCTTGTCTGACAAATAATTCTTCCAAATATTGTTTAACCCTATTTCTTTGGTTGGAGTAAGCACCCATTTCCTCTTCAGTTCTAATCCTACTTTTTCTATTTTCTTTATAATGACTATAGAACTTTTTTCTAGATGATGAACCCTCTTCTCCGTCCCAAAAGACAACGACCTTATCTAATCGATGAATGTCAATTAATCTTCTTAATGTGTTGATGAAATGATACTGAGCCCCAATATGGTTCCCTTTGTAAAAATGATTCTTTAATCCAAAGAATCCAATAGTTAATAAGTTGTCACCGTCAACAAGTAGTACGGACATTTAATTTTTTTGTTTATAGGTTGAAAAATTACTCTCCAATTGAATCTTCTGTTTCTTCTTCTAAAACGATTTCACCTGTTCCTGAAAGAATTGCGTTCCAATATTGTGAATACTGTTTTTTGTAGTCTTCTAAAGCCTCTTTTGTGTCATCAATGTATCCTTGAGGAACAGCAATGATTTTACCATCTTTAAATTGAATACCGTTTACGTGGTTTTTCAAAATAGAAATTTTGGTTCTAATTGCGTAAGATACTGTTCTTCCACCTTTAGTTGCCGTAATGTGATTAATACCCGCTTTCTTTTGGTTTCCAAACAAGAATACTAATGAAGACGCTAACCATAATGCTTCACCACCTTTTGCTTTGATTTCGGGTTGTCCAAATGGATTATCCGGTAAATCTACCCATGGTTGGTTAATAACAATCATTGTGTTATAATATGGATAATCTTCTTTTTTTGATTTTGAAATTCTTGAGTGAATTCCCATTCCAATTTTGTCAGATAATGCGGATGCGTTATGCATTTTACCACCTTTACCTTCAAATGTCATTTTACACGGTACTGAACCGACTGAATCCCAACAGAATAAAACTGAGTGAGGAATTTCACCTTTTTCTTGTGCATCTAATATACTATTAATAAAATCAGTTGCCTGTTCAATATAATCAAAACTATCGTTAAAAATGAAATCACCTTCCCATTCTCCGTCTGAATTCTTAGTTGCTTGTAATCCTAATTCAACCGCATGTTCCCAACTCCATTTTTTTTCTGTAATAATAAAAACAGGTAAATCACCTCTTTTTTGTGCGTCTGCAGCAGCTAATATCATTGCTGTTGTTTTAGATGAATTACTATGTCCTAAGAACATATTAATACCACCCATAACAGGACCCGGTAATCCACAAGCGTTTAAAAATGCGTCACCAGCAAAATAAAAGTTAGTTTCTTTGTATTTTGTTTTAGTAGAGAACTTCTCTTTGAAGTTAAACTCTTTCTTTACTATTTTTGCCATTGTCTATGTTGTATATATTTTGTAAATAATTTGTAAATAAGAAATAAGAGATTGGACACTTTGTCTATGTTAAGTGTCCAATCTCAATTAAATTAAAATGGCAATTCGTCGTCAACCTCAGCATCGTCCTGTGGGTCAATGTCAACGATAGGTTCTAATTTAGAATTTGATGGTGACATTAAAGTTGTTTCTTCTGAAAGATTTGAAACATATTTCTTAGTTTCAACATCCCATTTTGGAACTTCACCTTTAGCAATCATCTCAAGATACTCTTCTGGTTTTTTAGAATACACATCCGCCCATGTTAATTCATCATTAATCCATGAATTTACTGTATCATTATCGTTTGATAATGGAGTAATATCTTCAGGAATAATTGATGTAATTGCGGTGTATTCTTTACCATTACCCGCTTTGGTTAAACCAAGGGTGATGATTAAATCACGACCTTTTTGAGTGTCGGTGATATCACCTTTATTTTTGAACAATGGGAAGATTTTATCTAAAATACCTTCACCTTTACTGTTGTGTTTAAAACGCCAAAACTTAACACCGTCCTGTTCGTTTTCTCTATCAATAACTTTGACAATATAAAATTTACGAGCTCTATATTGGCGAGCCAAAACCTTGTCAGCTTCAACTCCAGTCATGATTAGACCTTCATAAACTTCGTTTAGTGGAGAACGCTTACCTTCTTGTTTTGGGTCATAAAGTTTTACCCATTGACCATCCACTTGTAACTCGTGGTAGTAAGCTTCTTTAAATGGTGTACTACCATCTTCCGTTGGAAGGATGCGGATACGTTTTTCACCACTTCTTGAACCTTTTGGTAAAAGTGTAGTAAAATACTTTTTCATTCTATCCTCTTGGGATACCTTGTTACTGTTGCCGCCTGCGACTTGTTTGTTTTTTTCGTACTGTGCTAGTACTGATTCGAATGTACTCATTTTTTTTAAAATTTAATTGTTTAGAAATATATCTATGTAAAGTATAAACAAAAAAAGTCAGATTACAAAACCTGACTTCATTTTTTTTAAAAAATATTTTTATTACCCCCAATTAATTATATAATCGTAATTAGTACCTAAGAAATTGTTTCTCTTATCTACTCTATATCCGTTTGTTCTTATTACTGTCGCCATAGAATCGTCTATATTTGATTCCGAAACTATGATGTAATATAATCCCTGTTGGGTTGCCCCAGTAATTAACTGGTCAATATATGTTAATGTATTTCTAGTTGAAGTTGTTCCACTAAGTGCTTGGTTTCTTGTTATCATTTCTATTATCTATTTTTTTATTCTAATGTTAAAAGATATTTTAATTTTTGGAATAAACCTAACATTTCATCTCGAATGTTTAGTAAATTCGTATCAACGGGGTCTAATTCTTCAGTAAAACCAATAAAAGATTGACATATCGTTTCAACCATTTCAATTGGTTTCAATTCGGATAAGTTAAATAATTCAATGGTTTTGGTTTCTTCATCTAATGAGAATCTACCATATTTACCCATCGCTTCTTCAATAAAACTATCCATCAAATCTTCCAATTCGTCTCTAGTTTTAGCAAAAGCCTTATGTCTAGCATATCCTTTTGTCTGCCAATGAAATATCTTTAATTGGGCGTGAATACCTAAAAATAGGTTTACTTTAGTATTTAAATTCATTTTCTTCTTCGTCGTTAAAACTATTTTTTATCATATCTTTTGAATAATCATCAACATCCTGTTTTGTTAGAACGTAATCATTTTTTCCCGATACTCTCATCTCACCTTGTTTTTGATTAAAGAATTCCTGTGGATTTTGATTAAATGGATACGAATCTAAAGAACGTAATTCCAATTTTTCTTCAGGTGTTTTTTCTTTCATAGAATCAACTTTAGAACCAAGTTGGTCTATTTTATCTATAATTGAACCCATTTCAGATAATTTTGATTCTAAATCACCTAATTTAGTAAAGATATCATCCATTTTTTGATTAACACCTGAATGTTCAGATTTACTATCGTCAACATCTTTTTTAATTGATTTAGTCATATTAACTAAATCTGTGATATCGATTTCTTCGGTGTTATCTTCTACAGGTGCTCCCATATCTGCCGGTGGTGTTTCCATATCCATTGGTGGTACACCAGCGTCTGTCGGTGGTGTTTCCATATCCATTGGTGGCACACCAGCGTCTGCCGGTGGTAAATCGGTTGGTGGTGCATCTTGTTCGTTTAAAAGATTATTAGCGTATTTATTTATTGCCCTAAATCTTGAAACTTCTTCTAATAATTTTTTTTCTATTTGGTTCATGATATTAATCTTGTAAGAGTTGTCTTCCGTCTTCGGTTATTACTTTTTTATTTATTCTTTCTACAATACCGTCTTTCGACCTAATAACATAACATTCTCCCGTTTGGATGTCACATTCTTGTCTTTCCATTCCATCGTTTGAAATAGTTTGTACGTTTTTTGGTTTTGAATAATAGTCATTTAAACTATTATTAATTTTGTCATTATTCATAGTATTTTATTCTATAAATATATAGTAAAGTGAAAAACTTTCAAATTTACTTAATTCTAAAATAAACAACCTGATTAGGGTATAAACCTAACTCTGTCATTAAAGGTGCGGACATCGACATTCCATATATAGATGAATTAGGTCCACTACTTATTGGACCTTGAGTACGTATCGTCCCTGTAAATGAATAACTCGGGTTTAAAGTATAAACTTTCCAATTTTTAACATTTGGATTCACAAATTCAGTTACCCCTTCTCTAATTTTATCCACACTTACAGATTTTAAATCAAAATGGGTACTATAAAATTTATCGTTTTGATTAATATCCGACCATTTTATTCCATTTGCAATATTCATTGTTACATCAGGGTTTAAAGTGTTTCCAGTTTCACCACCCGCTTTAGTAACTACTGTTCTTAACCACGTACCACTACCTTCATGTACAAATGATGGATTATCTATTTTTTGAATTAATTTTTCATCGTCATATCCATTATATGGTACACCATACGGTGTTATACCAACTACGGTATTTGTATTACTACCTTTAGTTATGGTTTCGTTAGGAATTTTTATTCCTCCCCTATTTGTCATATATGGTACACCATTCTCACCATTAACTGGTTCATCATTTGTGGTGTTTGTTTTAGCGTCCTGTTTAAGAATAGATAATGCTCTTGACATTATTTTATCAAATAAAACCCTATAACTTGAAACAAATGAATCAGTTGGGTCGGGTAACGAATTATATGGCATTCTAGTTCCAACAAATTTAGTTGTAATATTATTACTGTTTATATCGTGACTAACTTGGGTAATCCAATATGACCCTCTAAACATAGGGATGTTTTTTAAATAAAAAAACATTGTTGGTTGTATCATAACATTACCCATACATGTAACCGTACACTGATAGGATGCTTGTTTATAATAATCGAATAATCCAACATCAACATTAAGTGCTCCCGCTCCCGATGCTGCTCTTCCTATATTTTCCACCACAACAAACGTTTCTGACGTATTTTTTAATGTTGATTGGTCTACACCAAACCCTTTAAAAATTCCTTGGTTTTGGTCACCAAAACTAACTTCAAATGCCACAACTTTATTAATTTTACTAAAATCGCCCTTACCATAATCTCCTAATGTTGTGGTAATTAGTGGATTATTATTTGTTGCTCCAATATAAAAACTATCGTCTGAAAATTTATAATTTTTACCTTCCATATCCGCAAGATATTTTGACGATTGAGCGGCAAATTGTATTATGACTTTAGGTGACGACTCTTGGTAATCAACTTCCAAGAACGTACCGAATAAATTTTTTGCAACATTTTTAGAAGGTATAGATTTACCTTTACCATTAACATTTGTTCCATAAAAATTAACATAAGCTGGTAGTGCTCTCATATCTAATCCCGTGTTTTGAATCAATATTGAGATGGCACTATATAGATTCACTTTTTGATTTTCTGGTGCTAAAAGTGATGAAATTTTACTAATATTTAAATAAAATTTATCACCGATATCTCTATTTGCTTTATCTAAAAATAAAAATTCTTCTAATAAAAGTCTCTGTCCAATAGAATTACCTGCGGTCCACTTGTCATTGAATGATTTAAATGTGTTATACATTTCTAACTTTGTGTCAGTGGTATTATATCCTTGTTCTATTTTTATTCTATTATTTTTTCCTTTTTTTGTTATTCCGTTTCTTTTACTTATTTCATTTAATAACGAGGTTAAATAATCTTTTAATCTCATATCCGCACCAGATGCTCCATTTGTTGCGGTTACCGTTAAAATTTTATCTTTAATATATGTGCTAAATCCAACTTTAGTGTTTAATCCCCCATCTTTTACATAACCAGCATAAATTAATATTAGTGGTCTATATCTTAAAATGTTTTCTTCGGTTAACCTTACATCATTCGTTGGAAAAAAACTAAAATAGTAACTATCAATATCTTCACCGATATATAGTTTAATTAAATTTTGATTTGTAAAAGTATTATCTGAAGTGAGATATGGTTGAACCGTGTATCTTGTCAACAAATCAAAATTTGCCATACCATAAAATGTATATGAATCAATTTCTTTTGGATTAGATGATGTAAATCTAATTATATTAGGGTCTGATAAAATTGATTTAGTTATTTTTTTAGCGTTTTCTTCCTGTCTTGTTTTTAAACTTGTAATTAATTGCTCAACACCAATTGACTCGTCACCTGATTCTTTTTTTATAACCGATAAATCTTTTAAAATATATTGGAACTTATCGTAAGTGACGTTATTGAAAATTTGATATGGTTTTTCATCGTTTGATTTTTCGGACGCAAAATCTAAAAACATTTCCTCAAAAGCATCTAAAATTTTTGGACTAAATGTACCAATTAAATCAATAACCTTTCTAAAATTTAAATCAACTGAAAAATAATCATCGTACCCATTATTTGTTACATCTATACTTCTTGGATATTGGGAAGGTGATGCAAATGTTTTACCAGAAAACGAATCACTTATCTCATCATTTTTAAACCAAATTGTTCTAAAGTTATTTTGTGCTGCATCAACAAAATTCTCTGATGTGCCGGAACTATAATACTTTCCTATGTAACTTCCACTTAAACTACCATTAGAAGGTAATAATGTATATGTTAAATCGTTTGAACTATATTTTGTATTATCAACAATAACCGACCAATAATTAATATTATTTGATGGGGTATTCTTTGTATGTAAAAGTCGACCTGAATTAGTTCTTTGACTATAAGATGTGTTACCTGATATAATATCGTATGTTGTATACCCTTTAACAATTTGATTATATATTGCTTGATACACAGGATTAATACCGGCATTTGTGTTACCGGAATAAGTAACATTAACAGTTGTTCCAGTTGTTGTGTTCTCTCTTGGTGTAATGTTGAATGTTTGATTCAAAGATAAATCAAAAAATAAATTACCATTTATTGGTTGGGTTATGTTACTACTATTTAAAAATCCATCAAGAATGTCAACGCCATCTAATATTTTTTTCTTATACCTATGATAGATTGAACCCCATTTTAACAATAAATGATATGGGACAAAATGTGTTGCTGACATTTCTCTAAAAAGAGATGACATCAATATTGTTTTATTGTTAAATGTAATTTCATCATCTAAATTTAAAAATGGTAATGAATTTAAAAGTAAATAAGAAGAACCCACATACTTACCGTATTGTTCCGTTTTATTAAAATCTGAATAAAGTTGTTTATGAAAATATGGTGTGTTAAGAATATTAACTTTAGTTGTTGAATTTTTATTAACCATTTCTTGTGTAAATATATTATCAACATCTTTTTTAACCCACGATTCTGGATTATTCGGTGTTACAATAAACCCTATTTTTGAATCTATATGGAATATACCCTCATTTGACGTTCCTTTATATTTTAAATCATCAACTGTGAATTTTGTTTTAACTATTCCAGTATTCTTTTTTAGATAACTTAAATAGGTATCTGAATTAAAAGGGTAGATGAAAGGTCTATATTTTTCAGGTTCATAGTTTTTAAGAATGTCATTCATTTCACTTTCTGAACCTAACGTTCTATTAAAATCTAAACTTTTTTTGATTTCAAATTTAAAAGGTTCGTCAATTACGTCACTAATATAATTTGTCGTTGGTATGTGGTCCCTGAAATAATTAAATCTCTCATATGGTGATAATGATGCCAAGTAACCATTAAATATTATTTGTTTTTGAGGTGTCGTTGTCCCGTTTGGTATGGTTGTTGTTTCAGTACCATTAATTAAACTTGATTGATTTGTAAGTTTTTTAACAAAATCAATTAAATCATCATCACCATCAATCATTTTGTTAATATTATTAAACTCTTCCTTCGATAATAATTCTAAAAATTTATTATCAAAAGAATCAAATAATGTTAAATACTTTGCTCTTTCATATAACTCATACACGAAAGAAACGTTTGATTTATCGGTATATGGAACAACGTCCGTAACAACATCAAGACCACCTATATCGTTAATTTTAGAATAATCAATATCGGATTCAAACAAATATTGAATATCATTAACATTCGGTTCATTTTTTACATTGGTATCTAATTTACCTGTCGCAATTGCTAAATAATTTTCAACAAAATCAATTTCAGGCCATAGCACTGAATTATTTGATTGTAAATTACTAACAAGTTGTGGGTCTCCAGGATATGCAATAACATTTTCTTTACCCATAGCCACTGGTTTTCTTATTTGAGGCCATGGATATATTGCGTCACCTTTATTTTCTTTACTTAAATTACCAATAATTTTTGCCCTTTCTTTTGAAGATTCAAATGATTTATTATGCGTTTCTTTCATTAATCTAATGAATACCTCAGCATTAGCTAATAAAATTGCAAAAATATTTCTTACTGTGGGTTCAAAACCAAAACCTTTTGTTGGGTCTTTAATTATGGTATTCATTTGTTCTTCAACGCCATCCTCAAGAATCTTTCTTTCTTCTTGGAATGTTTTTATTACCTCATGTATATCATTAATTAAATTATCTATACCAACTAATATGACACCGTTACCTACAGTATAATAATATGATTTTATTCCCTTAACCTTTTTTAATGATACTTTTGAAAAATCTGACTTTATTTTACTTTTATCTATTGCTGGTCTATTGGTGTCCTTTTTAAGATTATTTATAAGTGATACCGAATTCTCAATTGATTTTGTATATAAATCAAGTAAATGCTCTAAAGTGCCATTAATATCTTTTCCTAATAATATTTTTGTATCATCTTTTTTATTACCGGAATATTGGTACCAATATTCTTCAATAGGGCCATTTACCGTTGTCGAGGTGTAAGGAACATAATCTGTTTTCGATAAATTATTTGCCGACCATGCTCTAACGGATTTTTCAAAATCCGTAAGACCGTCTCCAATTTCTTTTATTCCTTGGAATACTCTCATATCTACAACCTCATTAAAGATTTGTTTTTCCAAAATCTTATCTAAAGATTCCGCAATATATCCAATATCTTTTAATGTTTTAACAGGTTCGTTACCCCTTATAAACGTTCCCTTTTTAACTAATCCTTTTTGTTCATATTTTTCATATATTGATTTTAATATGGAATATCCTCTTGAACTTCTACTTATGTTTTTTGTGTACCTTCCTTTCGATTCGTTAAATGTTTTTTGTTCGTTTTTTTCAACTAAAAACATATAAGGACAGTTAACAATTTCAGATAATAATATATCATTTAAAAAAGCAAAGGTTGAACCTACAAATGTGGTTGATACCTCAAAATTACCATTAGATTCATTAAATTTAGATGAAAATTTTGTCAAATGTAAACGATATCTAATTGCTTTACCGTAATATCCTTTTACTGTTAAATAAAATATTGGCCAAGGAAGATGAAAAAACGCTTTGTAAGGTGAATTTTCGGAAGATTCAAATAATGTCTTACCTCTTACGTCTATAAAACTTATATTCACTTGGGGTACAAAATTTGCACCTTTTATTTCAATATTAATTGAGCTAATACCAAAACTTTGTCCGGAGTCATCCACAAATTGGTTTGGGTCAAATTGTTTGGTATTTCCGTTTGCATCTTTTGGTTGAGATGGATTATATGGTTCACTCCATGAAGTGTTAAAGTTACCATCTCCGGATTGGTTTTTTAAAAAATTTAAATTTCCTTTTGCGATACTAAGAAGAGTATTTCCCTGACCACTATCTGAGATAAGGGTCGTTCTTGGAATTAAATCTGCTTCCAAGTTAACATACATTACTAAATTTTCTTGTTTTAGACCTCTTGGTTGTATTGTACCATCATTATCTACAACACTATTTGGGTCTACAAATATTAGGTTATTGTGGTCAACCTTTACGTGTATATTTTCACTTTTTGATAAATCTTTATTGTTCTCCATAATATAAGTTATACAATTCTACACTTCTTTTGTAATCTTGTAAAGACACGATTAGTGGAAAAGGTACTCTTAATAAAAAATTATCAGGTATCGTAAACTCAACACTACCCGCAGTTGGGTTAGCCAATAAAATTAACCACCCAAAAATTGGTGTGTTATAATAATCTTGTGAAAGTTTATCTAACCTATCTTTACCTCTTTTATAAAAAACATACCTATCTGTTGTTTTAATGGGTAATTCTAATCCAGGAACAATCCTAAATTTACCATCATCGATGAAAAATTGGTATCTGTCAAAATATTCTCTACTCATTTTAAATTTATTTAAGCTACATTACTCGCGGTTAGACTATTTGGTTCACCAACCAATAAACCGGAAGGTTGTGGTTCTTTTTTTGTTGTTATTCGATAATAGTTAAGTTTATCATTTTGTGCGGGTAAATTATCGGAATGTACTTTTTTACTCTCTTCTATAATTGTTGCATCGGTTTCTTCTGCCGTTACATTTGTTGTGAATTTAATTTCTTTATCACTTTTTCTATTTTTAAAATTGGTAAATTTAAATTTCTTAACGTCCGTTTGTTCATTAAATTTCTCTACTCTTTTTAAAAATTTTTCTATTGTCTTTTCTGGATATAATGTCGTGTCAATTTTAAGTAGGGTATCATACGGTGAAGAAGGTTTATTACTTAAATAATTTGAAAATATTGTGAAATAACTATATAATAATTGTTTCATTATTTTTTCAAAATCAGATTGAATTATATTAGGATTATTAAAATTTATATTAGAGGTTAAATCTTCGTACGTTCTTGGTGTATTTGAATCAATATAATCAATACATGTGTTATACTCATTATAAAGTAAATCGGCGGTGAATCCCGATAATGTAGATGACGTTACTTTTGTACCTTCCACAAAACTATCTTTTGCAAATTTTACAATGAAATTAACACTATCTAAAGAAGTTAATAAATTATTTCTTGGCAATTCTAATTCACCTAATACATTACCATTACCAATTTCATCTAATACTGTTTCGGTAAACTTAGTAAAGAATGGTTTTAATATTTTCTCATTTAAATCAATTAATTTTGAACCTGATATTTCTTTATCAAATCCTAACATTTCACACAAATAAGTACTTGAGGAACTTAAAACAAATGTGTTTATTCCGGTTTTAAGTCCAAGTATTAAATTTTCAGTTTCTTTACCTTTTGCCGTTAATCCGAATAACTGTAATGTTTTTCCTGGTGTGGGGCTTGTTAGTGTATAAACATCGTACTTGTTAATTGTTCTATAATTAGGATGTAACAATAAAGTACCAATCTCAGTACCATATTTTGTAACAATATTATTATATGTACTTACGTACTTATCAAAATAATTTTTGGTATTTGTAAAAACTTCATCAATATTTTTTGAATAAATTAAATCTTTTCCGTTTTGACTTTTAGCAAGATAACTTTCGTTAATATTATTTTTATTCGTATTTGAGTCAGCTGTAGGTTTTTGTTCTCTTGATTTATCATTAATTTCTTGTAAAAAACTTTTTTGGAATGTCTCATAATTCTTTTTTGTGTCATCCTCCAAAGATGATATTGACCTTTCATCGTACATTTCGGTATTTGCAAAGAAATTAGAAGATAATGCATTTTGTAATCTTTCAACTGGTTTTGATAAACCTTGTCCACCAATAAATGCAATCGTACACGTTACATTCGCAATCATTGGTTGAACACCGATACCTTCAGGATTTAAATCCCAAACACCTTCCTCATATGATATGTTAACATCCCTAATAATAATTTTAGAGTGATAAAAATCCCCAATTCTTAAAACACAAACTGGTGGAGGTCCAAAAGATGAATTTCTCGCATCAATATCATTTTCATCAGAAATTCCTTTAACAGGAATTGTATCTCCCGGTCTTATACATTGAAGCATAAATGTTAATCTAGCATTTAATCCTTCAGGTGTTGTTGAGTGGAAACCCGGATGAAAATATTTTAATTTTTCTTTTAACGATTTAAATTGTAATGGTGAATCTTCCTCAAGTTTTTTAAAGTAATGACACTCGGAAAGAGTTTTCATAATGATTCTCTTCATTGGGTCAATTGCAGGTTTTCTTGATGGTTTACCCGGTACATTTACAGTTACGGGTTTAACGGGTTCTGGTGTCGGTATTGATGTTGGTGTTGGTTGTTTGGGTAATGGTGTTATTTTATAATTGGCACTAAATTTAGATTGTCTACAATAAAACGCATTAGGCGAATATTCTTTTAATCCTGTTATTTTTATAAATTCTTTTCCTCTACATTGTTCATTGGGTCCTTTTCCGTTAAAACTTTCACCATAATTGTAAGTATCAATTATTATTTTACCTTCATAATCATAACCTAAAGATTTAAATGTATATTCTTTTTTAACTTGGATTGATGTACCGAGTATAATTTCCCTCAATTCGGGTATTATAACTTTATCATTATCTGAATTATCTTTATCAGTTGGTTTAATATCATTAATCCATTGTATAGTGGGATTAGAACCTGGAGCTTTGATTTTATCAAATACATCTTGTATTATACTATGACTTCTTCTTAGTGAAAGTTTTGCATTATAATCATCAGTATCGGCCGATGAACATGATGATTCAATTTTAATTGTTATGTCTTGAGCGGTCTTACCACTTAAATTAGTTTTTATTTCATTTAATGTTTTAATAAATTTTTCGTAATCTGTTTGAGCGTCCGTGAACCCTTTTGCCAATTTATCTTTTTGGGTGGTTACATCATCATCGGTAAATGATACCACAGGTGGTGTTGCTCCATTTGTTTTTTTTGAACCAAAAATATATTCTGTTTCTTTAATAATTTGAGTATCGGTTTTACCCGTCATTGAATGTAGAAGGGTAACAAGTGTATTTTGATAATTAGTCGAACCTAAAGGGATATATGATTGGTATAAATCAGAATACTTACCAGATGATTCCAATTTAAGTTTTGAACCTGGTATATCATTTGCAAATTTTAATACAATGTTTTCCGTACCGCCCTCTCCACCATTATCTCCCGAACCACTACCACTACCGTTATTTGGGTCTACATTAACAGGACTTTCGACCGCTGGCATATATTCTAATATCATGTCAGGCTCTTTATTGTTATTTAAAAACGCCCTAATTAACGATATATCATCAGCATCCAAATGTGCGTATTTTCTAATTAATGCATAAAAATCAAGTTCTTGACATCCAGCAAAAAAAGCATTAATATAATTTTCAGCTTCATCATCACTCATATTTTCAAAGTGCTCTCTAACCAATAAGTTTAAAATACTAGGATGGTCAACAACAACTTTAAAAGACAACTGTCCTGTTCTACTTGTATCTTGATATGTATAAATTGGTTCGGGTCTACCTAAAAAAGTATTATCTGCCCATCTTGCACTATTGTTCTCACTAATTTTTAAATCATATGGAGGAAACCACATAACCCTACCACCGTTGTTACCTCTTTCACAATATGGTAAGTCGTTGTAGGTGAATCCTGGTGTATTTGATGTTTTCCAAGCTAAATTCTCAATTGAGAACATATATTTTTTAGCGTAGAATCCATCTCCTTGTTTAATTATATTTGTTGAAGTTCCTTCAAAATTTTTATTTCCGTCCGACATTGGAGCAATATTCAAATTCCACGGTTTACTTCCACCACCCATGACACTATCATCAAATTTACGGATAACTCCCGTTCTTTTCATGGTGTCCGAAAGGTTCATATATGCTCTATCTTTTGTCCATACTCTACAGTATTCAACTCCCGTCTCTTCTCCCGAAAATTTATCGGTATACTTGATATTAGAACCTCTTGACATCACCGTATCTCCTTCCCTAAATATTCTACTTGTTTGGTCAATAACATTACCTACATGCGTACGTGATGCGGCTCCATCCTTTGGCATTGAATCCAAAAGTTGTTGTGTTTTATCTAAGATTGAATCGGGTCTAAATCCGTATTTTGTGGATAAGGATTCTTGAAGAGAACCCATATCTTCATTTCTTTTGTATGTGTTAGTTTCTTTTTCATAAAATCCCATTGGGTTTTTAACACCACCTTCAACTGGAATTTTTATTGTAGATTGACCTAATTTACTTTTAGAGTTCTTACTAATCCATGTTAAATTACTTCCAATACTACCATTTTCAGATATGTTTCTTTTTCTTTCAAATAAAGAAGCCGCAATTGGGTCAAACATTAAACTTAGATAGTAACTACTTTTAACGACATTGTCATTAAAGTCGGACATTGTATTTTTAACATCGTTACTTCTATCATCACCCATATACGATTTACCGGCGGGCGCTTCTAATCCTACTAAAGATTTAATACCTTGTCCTATATTGTCTACAAATTGAAATGATTTTGATGATTGTTGTGACCTTGCGGTTGTTGTATAATTTGGAGCATATTTTGAATATGTTAATTGGTTAAATAGAACCTGTTTTGGTCCTTGACCCATATATTCAATAAATAAATCTGAAGGTTTTCTTGTGATTTTTGGTCTTCTTTGTATACCGACTAATGAACCTATAGCACCAGTTACGTCTTGTAAAATTGCACCGGATTGAGTTTTAGATTCAGGTCTATTTGTAATCGGATTTCTTGGATTTGATAAATAATCTCCCGGTATCTCACTAAATGGTAATTGAGTTCCTGCTACTGTTTGTAAAAAATCAATACCTTTACCTAATAAATTTGAAGATACTGTTATTCTGTTATTATATTCTACTAAAGGTTCTCTACCTGTTATTAAATTTAACGCAGTTGCGGTGTTACCTTGTAACGCATCAATAACTCTAACTCTACCAACTGTAGAAGATTCTAAATTTTGTGTGATTCTTGCTAAAACGGGTCCTTGTTTATTATCTCTAATATTACTCGCGGCAAATTTCATTAATTCAGATTCATTATTATAATCTGAATTTGACATAATACCAATTAAACTATAATCTGACTTTAAGAAATAAGGATATAATCCTAAGTTTGCTCTTCTTGGTAAAACATTTAAATTTTCTTCAATGAAATACTGTGAAGGTTTAAAAATATTACTGTTTGAAAAAGATGTTAATTGTAAAGCTCTACTAGTTCCTTCACCTGGATTTATTGTGTTGTTAACCACAACATCACCCGGGTCAATGTTCGGCATTTCCCTTAGTGTTTGAACTGAATAATTTGTACTTGTAAAGGTTTGAGGACCATTAGGTACATTAAGAGTTCTAGCGATTAAGTAATCCCTAAAACCGTCCTTAGAATCAGGTATTCCTGATTTATTCCTACTGGTATTAAAATCTAAATAAGTTGGCATTTATCTTTTACTCTATAAATAGATGTTTTTTAATTTTATTATCCAACATTTGTATATTCTCCTTTACTAAGAGTGTCCATAATATTTTTTACAAACACCGGTGAATTTTCTAGTTCAGTCGCCATTTTATCTTTATTGACATTATTTATAATCGTCATTTCTACTTTGGTAGTTTTATTCTGATTTTCATAGTTTGATTCTAATTGTCTTTGTTTATCTGAATTATCTGCACCACCTGTTTTCATCCTATCAAGATAAGCTTGTTGTTCTGGTGTTTTTCTCCTACTAGATTTATTATCTTTACTATCTTTATTACCAGCTATACCGTCGGCAAGATTCTTTGATAATTTCTCCAAATCCCCTTCATTATAACCCATGAATTTTTTTACTGCTTCAATAGCTCCACCACCCTCCTTTGCAACTTTTAATCTTGCGGTAGCCGCTAAGAAGTTTACATCCCTCATTATATTTTCAACACTTGTGGCTTGTTTTTGTATAATTTCATCAGATGTTAATTTTTTAAATTCATCTTGGTATTTTTTTAATTGTTCCACATTTGATTGACTTAAATTTTCTAAATCAATTTGATTAGTCCCAAATATTTTTTGTAATTCATCACTATTCAACGCAATAGACATTTTACCGTCTTTCATTGTTGCAATATTTGTAATAAATCTTTTAGTGTCCTCATCCATATCAAGACCTCGAGCCAATAATGCACTTGCGGAACTTGACCTTTCAGCGGCGGCAATTGCACCATTAGCTAATTCACCGTAACTAACTCCAAGTTCAGTTGCTAAGGCTCTCGCTTTTCTTAGGTTAATACCTGTAATTTCAAATCTACTCTGTTCTTTATTGTATGTTGCTAATGACCCCGCAACTCCTATTAATGCATCCTGTAGTCCCTCAACATTGTTTGTCGCCATATACATCATTTTTAATGGGTCACCTAAATCTCCAATCGCACCACCTATAGCCATTAAATTTGCCGCCATGTCAATTGCTCCCTCCGGGTTCATAACTTTTTCCGCAATTGTAAATGTCGATTCCATTGTTAATCTAAATTCTGTTGCCTTTCTAGCCATTTCAGATAATCCATTAATACCGGTTTTAAACCCATATTCATTTAATTTACTTAAATTAGAGTTTAAATCCGCTATTGTTTTTTTAGATTGTAAACCTAATGTTAATGACCTTTTACCAACAGCATCTATGTTTTCAGCAACATTACCGGCCCCTATACCAACTTTTTCAAATTGGGGCATCATCGCAACCAAATCACCTAAAGTTCCAACATATGCTGTTGCCGCTTTTCCAGCCTCCAACCATGAATCCCTATTTAATGTTAAAAATCTACCACTATTTGATACTAAATTTTCTGAACTTTTTGCTAAATCATCAAAACCAATACCTATTCTTAATAATGCGGGATTTGCTTCAGTTAATTCTTCCCTGATATCTTTTGCAAATTCACCTGTTATACCAGCATTTTTATTAATAACACCGAGTAATTCTGTTTGTTGTGTAAAAAATAATTCAGCTTGGTCAGCAAGTCCTCCTAATATACTTTCAACAACTTTTAATGGATTTTTTAAATTACCTATATTATCCATTAACTCTTTAAAAGATGATGACGCTTTTATGGATTCAGTTTCTAAACTTGGCATATAACCCTTTTGTTCTTGAGTTTCTAAGGCGGCCTGACCTATTTCACCAACTTTTTTAATAGGATTAAATTGGTCCCAAAATGATTTTGAGGGCTCATCATCACCTCCTTTAGGGTTAGTGGTATTTGAGATTGATGATAAATCAACATTTCTATAATACGATTGTTTACTGGCTATGGTTGCTCCATCGGCATTTCGGTCAACATTATTTCTATAATATTTTTCAAACCCATTAGGGTCGGTTCTAGCTAATTGTTGTAATTTTTTATCATCCGCCATACCTATAAATAGATTACTGTTGATTTTCCATTTCCAAAATATAATCGATATAGTACCTTCTTATAAAAATTGGCATAGAATTTATATCCCCGTAAGAGAATCCTCGTTTAACAAGAAATAAAATTTCCGAAAGTTGATTTTTCTTATAGTCCGTAGAAAGGGCGAAAAAACTCAACCCCAAACCCAATATAAAATTGGATATCTTCTCCTGATGGGGTTTTTGTTGTTTGTTTAAGGTCTATACCTGGTCTTTGTTCTGTAACGTATTTTCTGAAGTCTTGTCCGTCTTTTATCGGTAATCTATCAACAAAATTTCTAATGTTCATTAAGTCTTTGTTACCCTCAACAGATTTAATCATCATTTCAAGCTGTTTGGTTATAACAGGTGCATACCCATTACCATTCCAACTTTTTTGCATTTCCGATATTTCAGTTTCTTGTTTTGGTGTTAAAAATTTAAAAGTTATTCCAATTTTGGATTTCTCCATAAAATATGAATATTCACCATTACTATCTGCAACTAAATCAAAAGGTTTAAAATTTAAACTACTTAAATCAACATTAGCTTTAAAATCTAAATCGGTTTTTGGGTCAGTTAAAGTAACACTATATTCCGAACCAAATGCAGTATTTCTAAGAAAAATTAAAACAGTTTGTCTATCCTCCTCAACCATATCTTCAATTGGAAAATCTTTATCTAAGATTTTTCTTTTCAATAATTCAGTTACAATTGAATTTGTTTGAATTAGATTTGGTGCTGCTAATATGTTTTCATCCGCTGCGGTTAAGTAAGCAACCTTGAGTGATTTTTTATTATTTGGGTAAAAAATACCTCTTGAGGGTAGTTCCACAACATCATATGAGATTGTGGGGTCAATTCTATATTCTTCCATAAATTTGTTTTATTATTAATGTACTAAATTTTTATAAAAAAGTAAAGGTTATATTATGTTTTTGAATTGAGTGACCTCTTAATGAATTTATTCCATCACATTCTTTTTTACATATTTTACAAATAAAAATTCCCATATAAATAAATATACGGGAACTTATCAATATTGTAAATGGATAGGTGTATTTTAATGTAAAATACAATAAAATACCAACAATAAAACTAGTAAACTTGGATACATCTATCCATTCTTAAACCAGCTTGGATAGTTGCAATGTCATCTCTTGAGTAATCTAAATCCCCAAAGTTTAAGTTTGTTAAGAATGTTCCTTGAAGAATCCATTTTTCAACTACAACACCCGTTGGGTCCAACATTTCTAATTCAATATCTTTTTTATAACCAGCAGCATATCCCATACGACCTGTTACTGACTCCGCATGTAAACGAAACCATTCCATTAACGCTTGTGACGCTGAAGGACCAATAGGGTCTTTAAACGTTACTGACATTTCTTCCCACTCAAATCTACCGGCAACATAAGTTGATGTATTGATGAACGGTATTGCTACTGAAGTAATTTTTGCTTTTGGTCTGGACGTTGCCGATACATACCATTCGTTGATACCTAATGAAGAAGGGAATCTCAAGATGAATCGGTTAACTCTTTTCGGTTCGTATGGAACCGGCATTTTCATTAATAAATCTGCCATGTGTATTTTTTGGTTTTAATTTTTTTATTTACTTTCTTATAAATATACTCTTATTTAAAAAATATTTTTATTTATTAGAAATACTTGATTTTATCAATTATTTTTCGTATTTTTTCTCTATACTAGCACTGGATTACTAGAAATTAATAATCTAGATTAATAAATAACTAGAAAATAATAAACTAGATTAATAATAAACTAGAAAATAATAAACTAGAAAATAATAAACTAGATTAATAAATAAC